AGTGACTGCACGCCAGAATTAACGGCAGACACAATGCCAGCAGCCGGAGATAGATAAGAGTACTCCGGTACAGAGCTGACAGCATTCAACACTTTGGAACCACGATTAAGGACCTTTTTGACGGTTTCCCAGAGACCAGACCAGGAAAAATCTGCTGGTAAATTCAGCAAATTGATTCCCATATCCTGGAATAGTAACTTCGTGATAGCGGCAAAATCAGCCTCGGAACCAACACATACTCTTGGATTGACAATTGTCAGAAATTCGTTTGTTGCAATGAACTCAAGGTTCATGTCAACGTCAACTCCAATAGTTTGCGTAGATGGCATAGTAATGAAGAACAATAAGAAAGGGGAGTAAATTGTTGCAGATGTCGTATGCCACTCTTTCAGTGAATCATAAGTTGATGGGAACCATGACGTGGATGATGCATCACCCAAACTTGGATCAGAAGCGTCAACGGTTCGCCAGTAAGGATAATCCTCTAGCTGGCTTAACAACGTCGGATACCCAGTAGAGGCCGACTCGCTGGCCATCTGGGCAACCTTCACCTGTCCTCCTTTGGACATTAGTGAGGAATAGTCTCTAACCCTGGCAACCATGCCTGTGCAACGCCAAGACTTAATAGCAGCCTGGGAAGCAGTAGCAATGGTAGGGCTAAAATTATTTGCATAAGTGAGACCACCGTCAGAATCAGCAATGTTCGTGACGGCCGAAACGTTGGCAACAAATGATGGAGAAACAGCAAAGATCGTAAAATATTCACCCGCAACAGGAGTCTCTCTCTGAATAGGAGTGAGAGTTATCCTTAGTTGGGATCTGGCGACACAAGTAGGCTGTCCGACTGACTCGGGGATTCGGGCAGGGGGTTGAGAATGTGTCCCAAAGAGTGAGCGCGCAAGTGCTGACGCTTCTGGGGTGAAATACGGGGTCCGTTCGATTGCTCGAACTGCAACTCTTTGCTGTCGACCTGAAAGTGAATGTATGTCCCTTGAGGTTTTGAAGGGTGCGGGTTGTTTTGATTTTTTCTCGGTTTGGACGACCTGAACGTAGGGCTTTTTATTTCCGTACGATTGGTTGATACCGGCCTTGGATGGTTTGTTTGATCGCATAGTGAACAGATAAGATTGAAAATATGTAGAAAAATTGACATGTGGTATGATGACAACTATAGCGCCGGGTTGTCCACCCCTTGATTTCTAGGTTTGGCGCTGAAAGGACCTTAACGGTCCAATAAGACTATCTCACGGAAGAACGGGTTGACAACAACATTGGTCAACCTTTCACACTTATTGATGTCGTCCGCGAGTTGGTTCAAGACACTATAATACGCACCGTAAATAATGTCTAGCTGAGTCTTGCCAGCTATACTTAGCTCGTGATCTTCTCTTACGTTGATTTTGAACCTATCTACGAGACTCTGAGACTTTTTGGGAACTAGGGACATCGTTTTGTGATAATATTCACGCAGCACCGGCAACATGCAAAATGCCTTAGCTTGACCTAGAACGACGCCTTTTATGTGCTCATCCGATTTGTGAGGATTTGACAAAGAATACCCTATTTTTGCCAATATTCTTCCGATTTTGGGACCAAGCACTAGTCCATTGTTTGTAAAATAAAACCTCCCTGAACAAAACTGGGCAGTGTAAGCATGTGGGAATTTTATTTTTACATTAAACCCGAGATTTTGGAGCTCAGTTTTCCAATTGATTTCTCGGGCCTTTATAACGTCATAAACCACTAATAACATATCATCACCAAGAACTAACATCCTATAATCATCAATGCCGTATTTATGCAACACATAAGCGTAAAGTGTAAATGTTATAATACTATTACCGCTAGATGTGTCAGGTTCACCAGATCGTCTTTTGAATTGAGTTTTATATTTGACGTGGTTTCTAGTTGAACCCGATGATGACCATAGGCGTTTTGACAAGTTCAATGTGCTCTCAGGTACTCCAAGGTGCCTAAAGAACTCATGAGTGACTAACAAATGGTCTTCTCCAACTGATAGGTCAAAGTGAGAAAAATCTCCCTCTATGATGAGTGCCTTCTCGTCTTGCACTGCCGTCCAGGCAGACTCCGTTGTTGCGGCGTCAACTGGATGGTTCACAATGTAATCATGAACACTGTCAACATCATATTCCTCACATAATCCAGATACCACCTCAAATGTTTTCTTTCCATTGAGTGCATC